ACTGGTCTAATTAGAAAGTTCAAAGTAAATGGAGAACGATACAAAAACTTATCTAAGTGTCACGAGTGTGGAGGTCAGGGTGTAATATATCTAGAACTAAACAGGACTGCAGGATTCAATCAGTTTCCTATTGGTGTATCAGAAGTTGCAGAGGGTGGGTTTAAGACAGACAGAGACACACTGAGAAAATTATCCATGCGTGCAAAGGGAGATATGAAAGAGTTTGTTGATATAATTATCAGATACAATGCTATTGATACATACTTGAATACATTTGTGAATGGTATAAGAGATCATGTAAATGAAGATAGTATTCTTCATCCTAAGTTTATGCAGTGTGTAACAGCGACAGCAAGATTGTCTAGTCGTGATCCAAACTTTCAAAACCAACCACGGGGTAATACTTTTCCTATTCGTAAAGTTATATCGTCTAGGTTTGAGGGTGGTAAAATTATGGAGATAGATTTTTCACAACTAGAATTTAGAACTGCTGTATTCTTAGCACAAGATAAACAGGGTATGAAAGACATAGATGATGGAGTTGATGTGCACCAGTTTACTGCAGATACCATTGGTGTTAGTAGGCAGGATGCAAAGGCACATACATTCAAACCTTTGTATGGTGGCATGTCAGGTAGTGATGATGAGAAAAGATACTATAAAGCTTTTCTTCAAAAGTATAAAGACATAGCCAAGTGGCACGAAGATTTACAGAGCCATGCCATAGAGTTTAAGAAAGTAAAGCTACCATCAGGCCGTGAGTATTCTTTTCCATATGCACAGCGGCAGGCCTGGGGTGGATCTAGCTATTCAACACAGATAAAAAATTATCCTGTTCAAGGGTTTGCCACTGCTGACATTGTGCCAATAGCCTGCATCAATGCGTACAAAATGATGAAAGAAAAGAAAGTAAAAAGTCTACTCATAAACACCGTACATGACTCAATAGTTGTAGATGCACACCCAAGTGAAATAGAACTGATGACTGGCATATTAGATAGGGCAACTAAAAATGTTATAGATTCTTTGTATGACTTTTATAAAGTTGAGTTTAATGTACCACTTGACACAGAGTTAAAAATAGGGGACAATTGGTTAGATATGAATGAAGTATCTTTAAAAAAAGAAAGGGTAGTAATATGAATCTGTTAGAATATATAGTAAATTGTTTGTTTTTTTGCTTTGTAGCTTATTGTGTAGTGGTTGCACATTTATCTTGACTTTTAATTAAAAATATGGTAGGAGTACGTTTATGTCACAAATCTTAAATGCATTAGTAGATCGCTATAACGCTCAGATATCTGAGGCGAGAGCTGTTCTTGAAATTTATTTAAACAAATCAGTTGGTATTGGAGAGCATCCACAACATCTTGATGAGGTGGATAAGTTGATAGTCAAGATTGCTACAGCAAAAGAAAATCTTATGGTGATTGAAGAGATAAGAGATATATAATTAATAATAAGGAGGTCATATGACAAACAATGAAATAACAAATATAGACGGATTATCTAGTGAACAGATAATGGCTATGATAGGACAAGAGAAATCGTCCACTGGCAGTTTCTTACCGAAGCTATCCATAAATAGGTTTCCAGAAAATGATGATGGTGCGGAGGTTCCAGTAGGATCTTATGCAACTTATGTTCCAGAGCTTGATAGCATAGCTTATGGTAAGCCAGTTACATTCAGGCCATTCATCAATGCATATCAATACATGAAGTACGATGCAGATAAAAATGAATATAGTAATCGTAGTATTATATTTAAATCCTGGAAAGACGAAGCTATTGACATCAAAGGTGGTGTCAGATGTGGTAAGATACCTGCAAAAGAACTTGCTAATCTTTCAGATGATGAAAGAGCAAAACAGAAATCAATTAAGTGTTATAGATTAATATATGGTACTGTATCTTTTACTGGAGTTTTAGCAGGAGGTGAGAAGACTAAAGTTGAAAGTCTTCCTGTCTTATGGAAAGTAACAGGTAGTAATTTTAAACCTGTTGGCGAAGCAATTGAAAGTCTTAGAAGAAGAGGTAAGGTGATGTTTAATCACACACTTACACTTAAAACTAAAAAGAAAAAGGCTGGAAGTAATGTCTTCTATGTTTCTGACATTAGTGTTAACGCTGATGAAGTTGCATTTGGAGACAAAGAAAAAGAAATCCTTATTGGATTTCAAGACACTATCAACACAGAGAATGAGGAGATAGTGGAGCTATGGAGACAAGCTAAAAAAGCAGAACCAGTTAGTGTTAAAGCTAGTGAGGCAAAGACTATAGACGCAGAGTTCGATGATGATCCTGTCGAAGTTCTGTCTTCATGAGTCAAGACATCCTAGAAAAAGTTAGGATGTTTTTAGAGGCTGCATCGAAAGATGCGGTAGAGGTATCCGATGATTTGATTGATCAGTTTGGTGAAGCTTGCAAGGAATCATTCAGAAAGCAGTTCACTGACCAAAGAAAAAAAGAGTTTGGTCTTAGAGCATCAAACATCGGACGACCTTTATGTCAATTGCAGATGGAAAAGAAAGGCATAAAAGGAGAGGGGCAACCATATAATGCAAAGATGCGTAATATGTTTGGAGATTTAGTGGAGCAGCTAGCTATAATAGTAATGAAAGCATCAGGCGTTACTATACAATCAGAACAGAAAAAAATAAAATACAAACCAACAAAAGATGTTGAAATAAATGGTGCGTTAGATGTTGAGATTAACGACAAAGTATGGGATATTAAAAGTGCATCTCCTTGGTCTTTCACAAATAAGTTTGGAGAGAATGGAGGATTTACCACAGTAGCTACTGATGATGTGTTTGGATATACAACTCAAGGTTATGTTTATGCAGAGGGAGCAAGTAAACCTTTTGGAGGATGGATAGTAATTAATAAATCTACAGGAGAATGGGCACTTACAGAGACACCTCTTGCAGATGATGAGTATAGAGAAAAAGCTTTGGAGGCTGCTAAACAAAATGTAGTTGCACTTCAAAAAAATAAAAAGTTTGAAAGATGCTATGAAGATGAAGAAGAATACTTTAGAAAACAAAAGACAGGTAATAGAGTATTGAATAGCACATGCGGTTTCTGCCCCTACAAGTTTCCTTGTTGGGGAGAAAACTTGCAACTGTTACCACAACAACAGTCGCAAAGTAAAAACCCTAAATGGGTTTGGTACACTGAAGTCAGCAATCCTAGGGTAGAGGACTAATGGCATCTAGTGTACGCAGTCGAAAAGCCAAGGGGCGAAGGCTACAAAACTGGGTTAGGGACGTGCTACTAAGTACGTTCCCTAACTTAAAAAAAGATGAAGATGTTTGGTGTGCTATTATGGGCGAATCAGGTGTTGACGTTAAGTTATCCAGGTTTGCACAAGGATTATTTCCTTACTCTATTGAGTGTAAAAACAAAGAGACATGGAAAGGACTATATGATGCGTACGACCAAGCAATATCTAATGCTAACCTAGAGCCTGTTGTGGTACTAAAAATGAATAAAAGAGATCCTTTGATTGTACTTGACTTTAAGAAGTTTGTAAGTATAATAAAAGAATCAAATATGAAAACTAACTTAGGAGAACTAATATGATTACATTTCCACACGGAATAACTGATGAAGAGATAGAAACTTTGGCAGAAAAAATAGAAGAGGATGTAGATAACACACTACATGATCTTGCTGTTAAAAGAAAAAAACTAAAAGAATCTGGTGTACCAGAAGAAGATGAGCAAATAAGATCTATTGATGCTTTGATAGAGGTTGTATGAGTATAGATTTTGAAAAACCCATAGATATATTTCAGTCTGTATCTGTCATAATAACACCACATGAAAAAGGATTTACATGTGGCATCATAGATCCAAAGAATCCTAATGATAGAGATGTATGTTCTTACATAGCTAAAGGACTAGTAAAATATGCAACTGAAAACCCAGATCAAATATACGCAGATGGAGTGCAAGCTTATTATGATGATGATAGATCTAATAAAGATAGATTAAATACATCTGATGATAATGTTATAGACATTCTTGATTTTATTAATAAACCTGATGATAAGGACTTACACTAATGACAACACACTTAGTAATAGGAGACCCCCATTGCACACCTAAAGCTAGTAATGAAAGATTTACTTGGGCAGGGCGAATGGCTAGGGACTTAAAAGTAGATAAAGTAATCTGTATGGGAGACTTTGCTAGTATGGATTCTATGTCTAGCTATGATAAAAAGAAAAAATCTTTTGAAGGTAGAAGATATAAAAAAGATATACAGCACGCACACGATGCTCTACAAGAATTTAATAAGGGTTTGGGTAGATACGAACCAGAGATGCATATGATGCTAGGCAATCATGAAGATCGTATTGATCGTATGGTAGAAGATAATCCAGAGCTTGAGGGTCACCTATCCATAGATGATTTAAAATATCCTGAATATGGGTGGCACACATATGACTATAGATATCCTGCTGTAATAGATGGTGTGTACTATTCACATAACTTTCCAAGTGGTGTTATGGGTACGGCTATCTCTGGAGAGAATATGGCAAGAGCTTTGGTAAACAAAAATAAAGTATCTTGTACTGCTGGCCACTCTCATTTGTTAGATTATGCTATAGCATCGCAGCCATCTGGTAAAAAGATAATGGGATTATCTGCAGGATGCTACTTGACTCATAGAGAAAAGTACGCATATAATACACAAAGACTTTGGTGGTCTGGATTAATTGTAAAAAGAAATGTAAAAGGTGGAGAGTATGATATTGAGACTGTCCACATTAGTGAGGTAAAGAAAAGATATGGAAGACGTAGTTAATTTTCCCAAACATTATAGGCAGTCTACAACTGAAACTATTGATCTTATAAAAGAGTCGATGACTACTGAAGAGTTTCATGGATATCTCAAAGGAGCATGTATGAAATACATGGCTAGGTACAAGTACAAAGGTCAGCCTGTACAAGATCTAGAGAAGGCAGAATGGTATTTGAAGAGATTAATTAGTGAAGTTTTAGATCAAGATGTAGAAAAGCAACAAAAGGAGTACCCAGATGGTTGAAACATAGAGAATTACGTTTAAACGCCCATATCTAGACGTATATGCAAAAGTTATTATGTCGGGTATGTTACTATTAAAAGACTCAAATGTTTGCATATTTGAGCAGCTATGAAAGAAAAATTTTAAGAAAGGGTCAACAAAATGGCAGAAAACAAACAAGAACAACAAATTGTAGATAAGCAGTATATTATATCTGGATCACAAGTTCAGAGCATACTTCGTTACTTATTTACAAGACCGTATGGAGAAGTAGTGAACGGTATTGAAGTGTTATCAAAAGGATTAAGAGAGCTTGATCCTAAGATAGGTGCAGACTTTGTAGCAAAACCTACAGACAATGCAAAAAAATAATTCAGAACTTTTTAATATGAAAGTATCTTTGACTGATAGTAGTCAGATTGCAATAGAGCTTGATTATATTCAGCCTAATAAAATTAAAGATGGTCTAGAAAATATAAACGAAATATTTTATGCTAATCTACTGGCTAGTGTAATCAAGCATTGCATAGAAAACACATTAAAATTAAACAGTGATATAAAACAAATAATTGAAAGGATATAATGAGTAACGTGGCAAGAGCACCAGTACCAATGAGAATGAGAAGTGTTACCCAAAGAATGGAGATTGATGGTAGAAGAATTTTATCTCTCATCGACTACACAATAAGCCCAACAGGGATAACTCCCATGGCTATATGGGTTAAATTAAAACCTACTGAGTCTACTTTAGATAGAGAGCTGAGAGCATCAGGTAAGATGACATCTTTACTACTACAATATGGGTGCAGTCTAAAAGAAATATCAGAAACACTAACTAAAGATTCTATAGTTGGTGCAGCTTTAAATTATATATACAAAAATTTAGATGAGATATTATCTGGAGAGCAAGGGGATAAGGTTCCTAAATTAAATACAGATCCGTATAAAATTAAGGATGTGGGTTAGACTCCAACAGAGAAACCTGGATCCATTTCAAATCTTTCATTGAAATTTCTATCTTCAATTTCTTCTTTGGTATCGGACAGTTGTAAATCAAATAGAGCATCGTATCTTTTCATTAGATCTTCCTCTTCTGCTTCTAGCTCTTTTTGTGATGGCACATAGTCTTGGCCTTTTTTATTCTTAATAGATTGTTCAGCAAATTTATCTACATTGTCGTAAAAATATTCATGATTAAGTCCGCTATAGGCTTCAGGATTTAGTATTTTTAGGGGATCAAATGGCTCTTCTTCTTTTGCTGTATCACTAAGCTTAACAGGATTATTTTTAGGGGGACTGACTAATGATGGTTCTTCTTTTTTATCAAGAGGCATAACATTATCTCCAAATAAAAAATTAAATAATTTCTCACGACCTGATGGTTTATCTGGAGTCATTGGGTTTCTAAATAAAAATCCCGCTGGTTCTGCTCTACCTATCTCAACATTTTTTGCACCCTTTTCTGCTTTCCTAACTGGTTTAGTTACAAGAGATGCCTTTGCCATACCATCAAAAAAGAATTTATTAAAGTCTTTATTTCTCCCTAAAGATTTCATCTCACCTGATTTTGGATCTTTAAAAAATCTTTTATACTCTTTCATCATGGTCTCTGTATCATTTCCAAATACAGCATCTCTAAACTTAGGAAACTTAGTTAATCCTCCTAAATTATATTGAAAATCTAATAGCATTTGTTGTCTTTTTGAATCCAACTGTGTGAAGTTTTTGCCATGGTCTTTAACTAAATTTTTATATGCTTTTTCTAAATCTCTCTGCAGTATATCATTAGCTTGTTCCATAGTTAATTTATCAATATCATAACCATAAACTTTACCTGAATCTCTCTCTTTGTCTGTTAGCTTGTGACCAAACGCTATAGTTTGATTACCACCTTCTACAGAATCATGTTTCATCTTTGACATATCTCCAGCAAGTAACTTATTATTTTCTACTGTCTTCAGATAATTTATAAAATCTTCATCTTGATAAGATTGTAATTTAAATGCATCATCTGATGTCATTGCTTTTACAGCTTGTGATCTAGACATTTGATTAGATTTTGGCATCATTAATCCACTTGTAGTTTTAGCATCTAGTATACTAACTTTACCATCTCCAGTTGGCACTATCATTTCTGCACCCTTCTCACCAACAAGTATTGGACCACTTACTTGTTTATCTTTAACACCATCAGCAGCATACTCTACAGGTCTCATCACTAAACTCTCACCTTGAGGAGTTTCTCTTTCAGCACGCATACCTGTTTGTTTTTCTTGTCTAGTTTCTTCAGATGATTTTACTGTGCCAGAAGTTTCAGCCACCATAGATCTTGATGCTCTTTGAACATTTTGCATCATATTAAATATTTGGTTTTGGTCAACAACATAATCTGGTTGTGGAGTTTCTGATAAACTCTTTTGTGTTCCAACATCAGGAGAACTATCCAATACATTTATAGCAGGTGCCATGATACTTTTACCAACTGGTGTTGGTTCAATCAAACTTCTATCTAGATCTCTTTGAGTAAATATTCTTTTTGGTGCTAATGTATCTACCATATATTTTCAATCTCCTATGATTTTTTTAATCTTTAATCGGCCCATGTCTTCGTACAATTCTGCTTTTACTTCTTTACATTGCATAATCATACCCTCTTGATTTTCTCCTATGTTTCTAGTAATAATACGCTTTTGTTTTAAACAGTCAGTCATTCCTTGAGTAGGAACATATTCAATAACAGAACCATTCTGTATCATAAGAATAGCAAATACTACTTTAATAACTTCCATTTTGTCTCACCTTATCTTTT